GTAGGAAAAGCTATTGCAATGGCAATCGTATTCGGATAAAAGGAGAATAATATGGCAACACCAAATATAGTAAACGTAGCAACAATTAATGCTAAAAATGCAACAGGAGCAGTAACTACTTCAAGAGCGTCCGCTGTTGATGTATCTGCAGATAAAGTAGCAAAAATAAATACAATACTTATTGCTAACATTGATGGATCAAATGCAGCAGACATAACAATAGAAGTTAGTGTAGATAATGGTTCTAACTATGTTAAAATTGCAAGCACAATTTCTGTTCCAGCAGATGCAACATTAAGTTTTTTAGAAAACCCAATTTATTTAGATGAAACAGATATATTAGCAGTTACAGCAAGTGCTAACAGTGATCTAACTTATTTTGTTTCTTATGAAGAATTAGACGACGCATAGGAGTTTAGTTTTATGGCTATAGCAGGAAATGGCGGTATAATTGGACCTTGTCTTTCACCTACTTTTTCTTTTGGTAAAGGAACTATTACTACTAAAACATCAAACGGATCTTTAACTACACAAACAGGAACTATATTAGTAGACGCTATAATTGTAGCTGGAGGTGGTAGCGGTGGTCCTGGACAAACAGGCGCTAGAGGTGGTGGCGGCGGTGGTGGAGGAGGATTTATTCCATTATCAAGTCATCCAGTTTCTGGAAATACATCTTATCCATTTGTAATTGGTGCCGGTGGCTCAAATGCAAATGGTGCTAATTCAACAGGTTTTTGTCAAACAGCCGTAGGTGGAGGAGCAGGTGCTGGATCTCCAACTGCAGGATCCGATGGTGGATCTGGTGGTGGGGGAACTTTTCCAGGTGGAGGTGGCGGAGACGGAACTGCATGTCAAGGAAATGGTGGAGGCGCTGGTGGTTCTTCTTCTCCTAATAATGTAGGTGGAGGTGGTGGCGGTGCTGGTGGAGCAGGCGCTGCAGGAACTTTACCATGTGGACCTGGAAGAGGAGCAGGTGGAGCAGCAGTAACAAGTAATATTTCAGGATCATGCGTAACCTACGCTGGTGGAGGAGGAAATGGAATTGCTGGTGGTAACACTGGTACTAGAGATCCAAGCGCTAGTGGAGGTAGTTATCCAGGAGCAACAGCCCCTAATGCAGCCGATAATAGAGGCGGTGGCGGTGGTGGATCTGGTAGATGTGATGCTGGTGGTAACGGTGGTTCAGGAGTGGTAATTATAAAAGAATTAAATAAAGCACCTGGTGTATGGAGATTAAATGAAGTTTATGCAAATCAAATTAGTGATACTTGGACAAATTAATAGGAATATTGACTTTGTAAAATTTAAATAATATAATGTTTTAAGGAGAATTTTTATGGCACATTTTGCAGAATTAGAATCAAAAACAGACCCAACAGGATTTACATCTGATACACATTTAGTTGTTAAACAAGTTACAGTTGTGGCAAATGATATAGAAGCCAATGGTGGCATATTAGGAGATAATAACTGTCACGTTGACGGTGAAACATGGTGTAAAAATTTTTTTAATAAACCAAATACAAATTTTAAACAAACTTCTTATAATAATAATTTTAGAAAACAATATGCAGGTATAGGTATGGTATACGATGCATCAAAAAATAAATTTTTAAACCCACAACCTTTTGCTTCATGGTCATTAGACGACGATGACGATTGGAAAGCACCAATTACTTATCCATCAGTTACAAATGATGGTGAAGATACACCTTCATGGTATTATCATATTGTATGGAATGAAACTAAATATAACGCTAACAACAATACAGGTTGGGAAGCAACAAAATCAAACGACGACGCGGAAACCAAAACAGTCTATAATTGGAATGGCTCAGCTTGGGTTTCCGAATAGGGGACTTTAAATGGCCAGAACTAACGGCGGAATAATTGGAAAAAAAAATGTAACTTCTTTTGGGAAGTGCACCTTAACCGCAAAAACATCTAATGGAAGTTTTACAACACAAGCAAAAACCACACTTGCACATGTTTTAGTTGTAGCAGGAGGCGGCTCTGGAGGTGGATTAGGTTCAGGTCCTTCTGATGCTGGAGGTGGTGGCGGAGCTGGAGGATTAAGATTAATAGCGTGTCAACCGCTTTCAGGTTCAACTTCATACACTGCTACAATAGGTGGTGGTGGATCAGGTAATACAAGTCATGGAGCCAGTGGAGTTAATAGTTCTTTAGCATGTTCTTCTTGCACAGTTTCAATAGTTGCAACAGGTGGTGGAGCAGGCGGAGCAGGTAATCCAGGAAGTCCAAAAAGTGGTGATCCAGGAGGATCCGGTGGTGGAGGTGGAACTGGAGGAAGTAAAGGTTGTGGTAATGCTGGATCTTTTTCTCCTGCTGAAGGTAATCCTGGAGGAGGACCTAGTTATGGTGGTGGTGGAGGCGCAGGAGCTGCAGGAGTTCAACAATCAGCTGCTCCAGGAGCACAGAACGCTGGAGATGGATTAAGTGTCGCTCCACTTTTTGGTGCTGCTCCTCAACCTTTTTATTTATCAAACACATCTAATACAGGTCCAACAGTCTGTGGTGTATTTGCTGGAGGTGGTGCAGGTGGAATTACAACTTGTGCTACTGAGTTATCAGGCGCACCAGGTGGTGGAGGAAATGGTGGAGCAAGAGTAGGTGCAGGAGAAACTAGACCTCCAGGAACTAGTGGTGCAACCAACTCTGGTGGTGGTGGAGGTAAAGCTGGGTCAGGCCCAGATGCAGGTCCTACAGGAACTGGAGGAAGTGGTGGTTCAGGAATTGTAGTAGTAAAAGAATTAAATAAAGCAAGTGGTGTTTGGAATTTAAAAACTCATTATAGAGAATTAAGAAAGTCAGTAGTAACGTGGCCTAATTTTTTTTATGATTTAGATTATTTAGTAGTCGGTGGCGGTGGTGGCGGCGGTGGTGGTAACACTGGACCAGGTCAAGGAGCTGGTGGTGGTGGAGCTGGAGGTTATAGAGCAACAGGATATGGACCAAGTCCTCTTAGAGGAACAGCATTAGAAATAAGTCCAGGAAGTTATTCAATAACAGTTGGAGCTGGTGGAGCTGCTGGAGCAGGTCTTGGCTCTCCGGCACCAAATACAAATCCCGGTACCATAGGAACCGATTCAATATTTAATCCAGGAGGAACAGAAAACACAAATACTATAACAGCTGATGGTGGTGGTGGCGGTGGCGGTGGAAATAAACCAGGAGGCGATGGAGCTTCAGGTGGTGGTGGAGGTGGACCAGGAGATGCTGGTGGCGCAGGAAATACTCCGCCAAGATCACCTATCGCTCAAGGTACTGCGGGTGGTTGTGCAGTAGGAGCACCTAATACAATTGGAGCTGGAGGTGGTGGAGCAACAGCTGCTGGTACAGGTGGATCTGGACCAGGAAATCCTGCAGGACCAGGAGGTGCAGGAGCACCAAACACAATTTTAGGACCGGATACTACGTATGCTGGCGGAGGCGGAGGTGGTGGATCCGAAAACAATAGTGGACCAGGAGGGGTTGCTTCAGCAGCACCTGGTGGTGGTGGAGTTGGAAGTAGCCCAGGTAGTGCTTCAACGGCTGGAGGAACTAACCTCGGTGGTGGTGGCGGAGGTGGCGGTGGACATGGGACAGCCACTCAAGATGGACAAGCTGGAGGTCCTGGTATTGTTATTCTTAGAGGACCAAGTGCGGTTACTTTTGCTGGTACTCCTTGTTGTGCGTTCACAGGTTCAACTCACCCAGGCGGTGATAAGATAGCTAAATTTACAGCTAATGGAACATTGACAGTTTCTTAAAAAATAGTTATATTATTATTATGGTGGTAAAAGAAAGAATATGAATTTAACAAATTACTATTGGTACTTTCAATCAGCAGTACCTTCTCGTATTTGTGATGATATTGTTCGTTATGGAAAACAACTACAAGATCAAATGGCAGTTACTGGTGGTTTTAGTAATCAAAAATTAAATGCAAAACAAACAAAAGATTTAAAAAAGAAAAGAAATTCAGATATTGTTTGGATGAATGATAGATGGATATATAGAGAAATACAACCTTATATACATCAAGCAAATACAAACGCTGGTTGGAATTTTGAATGGGATTTTTCAGAATCTTGTCAGTTTACAAAATATACTAAAGGTCAATTTTATGATTGGCATTGTGATAGCTGGGATAAACCTTATATAAAAGAAGGCGAAGATCCATCAAACGGTAAAATAAGAAAACTATCGGTAACAGTTACGTTATCTGATCCTAAAGAATATAAAGGTGGTGAACTAGAATTTGATTTTAGAAACATGGATCCTAATGAAAAAAGAAATATTGTTAAATGTAAAGAAATATTACCTAAAGGATCTTTAGTAGTTTTTCCTGGTTTTGTTTGGCATAGAGTATGCCCAGTTAAAAGTGGAAAAAGACATAGTTTAGTAATATGGAATTTAGGTAGTCCTTATAAATGAGTTTTCCAAAAAAATTAAATTTAGAACAATATTTTGCATCTCCCATATGGTGGGCAGATGAAACAAAATTTGTTAAAGAATTAAATAAAGCATCTGATAAATACATTAAAGAAGCACAAAAAAATTTAAAAGAATCAATAGACAAACGTAATAAAAAATTTGGAGATAAAGGAGATATGGGTCATGTGTTTCACTCAACATCTTTAATTGGTGACTCAAAATTTAAAGAATTACAAGACTATATTGGTGCAACCACAAGTAATTTATTAGTTGAAATGGGGTTTGATTTAACAAATTATTCAATATTTATTACAGAAATGTGGGTTCAAGAATTTGCTAAAAAAGGCGGTGGTCATCATACATTACATACGCATTGGAATGGGCACATGTCTGGTTTTTATTTTTTAAAAGCTAGTGAAGCTACATCTTTGCCAATCTTTGATGATCCAAGACCAGGTAATGTTATGAATCTTTTACCAGAAAAAGATAAAACAAAAGTAACCTATGCATCTTCACAAATAAATTATCAAGTTAAACCAGGTAGATTAATGTTTTTTCCATCTTACATGCCACATCAATATGTGGTAGACATGGGCTATGAGCCATTTAGGTTTATACATTGGAATTGCCAAGCCATATCAAAAAATGTATTAGATGCAAAATAAAGATATGAAAAAAGCTATTATTAAAACGGTACTAGAATCTAGTCCTTTAAAAAATAAACCAAATTTTATAGATAATTTTATAAAATCAAAAATGCAATTGAAAGGAAAAAATGTCATTAAAAAAATCGGCGTTCCAAAAAAATAAATATAGTGTTTTAAAAAATGTTATATCAAAAGAAATGGCAGATTTTTGTTTTGCTTATCTTTTAAATAAAAGAAAAGTTGCAAGATTTTTGTTTGATCAAAAATATTTATCACCTTTTACAGAATACTATGGTGTGTGGAATGATGAACAAGTTCCTAATACATATTCACATTATAGTGATTTAGTAATGGAAACTTTATTACAAAAAGTAAAACCTGTTATGGAAAAACATACTGGACTAAAACTATCTCCTACATATTCTTATACTAGAATATATAAAAAAGGCGATGTGTTAGCTAGACATAAAGATAGATATTCTTGTGAAGTATCTACAACATTAAATCTTGGTGGTGATCCGTGGCCAATTTATCTTGATCCTACAGGAAACAAAGGTCAAGCAGGTATTAAAATAAACCTTAAACCAGGAGACATGTTAATATATTCTGGTTGTGATTTAGAACATTGGCGAGAAGAGTTTACAGGTAAAGACTGTGGACAAGTATTTTTACATTATAACAAAACAAATTCTAAAGCAGCTGAAGAAAATGAATTTGATAAAAGACCATTTTTAGGCTTGCCTACATGGTATAAAGGCTTTAAATTACCTAAATAATATTGTAGAATAATAATCTGGCGGGAGATTCCACCACACCATCTCCTGCCTGATTATTATAGGTTTTTTATGTTACAAAAAGTAAAATTTGCACCAGGATTTAATAAACAAGTCACATCAACGGGCGGCGAAAGCCAATGGGTTAATGGAGACAATGTTCGTTTTAGATATGGCTCACCTGAAAAAATAGGTGGTTGGGCACAATTAGGTTCTGTAGATATTACAGGGCGTAACACGGCTATTCATCATTTTATAAATACATCAGGTATTAAGTATGCTGCACTAGGAACTAATAGAATTTTATATGCTTACTCTGGAGGTATCTTTTACGACATACATCCAATTAAAGCGACAACAACTTTAACAAGTGCTTTTTCTACAACTAATGGATCATCAACTGTAACTT